CTGTCACCCGACCATGCACAGGGGACAACGGTTCCCGAACCTGTGGTAGCCAGACCATGAAGCTTTAACTCCCGTCCATACCTTCCCTCAAACAAATATAGGTGGGGGGATAAGAGGGGGGTTACCAAGTAAAAACTAACGCCTCCAGAACGGTAATAGGCGTAATTCCAACCTACTTGATGGGAACTAATAGCAATTCGGTTAGTTTTGGTTACTTTAAGTTCGACCCAGAAAGAGAAGCCATCAGCACATATATGTACGTCTGGAATACCTCCGCCGTAACGGTTTTCTATTCTAGTCGTGTTCCAATGTTTCGGCAGATTTTCCTTCAATCTGTTCCACATTAGACTCTCTGGTTGTTGAGTCATTGACTTCTGTGTACTCCGCATCTACAAAAACTTGAGGATGATTTTTTCTTAATTCTTTCAGACGATTTTCTATCTCATCTCTGCTCATATTTTCAATAGCATGATAATGATTTGTTTCTCTTCTATCTATAGTTAAACCACCTAAAGCAGATCTAATTCTTTCCGCATTAATACTTGCTGAAAATTGACCTGCCTCTTCCGCAGATGATGAAAGATCTGCAAATCGTTTTAATTGTCCTAAAAGAGTAACACCATATTTCTTTTCACGTTCTTCTCTTAATTCTCTTATGTATTCGGAAACATGAGGAAAGTTAGAAGCATCTAATAACTTATGCGCTTGTATTTTACAAATACCATTCGTATCAGAATAACCTGCCAATCTTGCACATTCTGCATTAGAATGCGTACCATCTACATAATGTCTAGCAAACTCTTTCTGACGATTAGTTAGTTTACGATTATGTTCTTCTTCAATCTCTAATGCTTTTTTATTTAACTTACTCATAGTCTTATATATACTAGCAAAAACAATAAAAGAAAAATAAAAAGTTAAAATTGTTTTTCACGTCGAACTATAAAGTGGTACGAAACACCCAATATTGGGACGAACTGTAACGAGTAGTGTAACGAACTCATCCATTGTCAATGTACCATGAGCAATGGTTACAGAACATTGCAAACTCACTCGTTGCACTTTTACACTTTTTCTCTCCCATATTTTCATTTTCAAACACAAAAATATATTTGACCCGTATATATAAGGCGCAACAAAATTAAAAATAATACCATGTAATACCATATGATAATAATGCTTGCATCGTTTATTGCATTGTGTTAACTTAAATTGTGCATAAGGCACTAAACCTGAAGAGGATATACTTTAAAGAGAGGAACAGTAACTTGGAAGATTATATTAAACACACCATCTGGGGGGAAGCAGAAACAGCACTTCCCGTAGCACAAGGAATACACCTTGTAACAACAGCAACGCATGGCGGTTATGTTTTATCACACCATCGTATCAAAGTCCTTAAACAATTATTCCCATTAGCAACACCTTATAAAGGTGATGAGAGATATTGGGAAGAGGCTTGTGATTGGGTGTATGTGGTCATGGCTTTTCCGCAATGCTTTAATGATGACCAAGTGCAGTTAGCAACAAAACAATATCAAAAATCTTTGGATTGTCTGACCACTTATGCTGACGGCAGATTAAATAAATCAACTAAGGGAGAAGAATAATGGGTGGCATGAGTGACGTAGTAATAGAACATGAAGAATTAGTGGGCGAAGCTTTAAGTCAAGGCTTAACAACTAAGGACGAAATTGTAGCATATCTAATAGGAAGGTTAACCTATGTAGATCAAAATTATGTAGCAGAATTATTAGCAACATTAGATAAAGGAGAAATCGTATGAACGGCAGACAAATAAAAAAGTTAAAAGTAGAATTAAATAACTATAAAACTATGAGTGAAAAAAGAGCCTTTATAGATGGGTATTTAGCTAGTTTACAACATGAATTAGAACAACAATTAAAAGAAGGAGAGAAAGCATGAAGAAAATAAGTAAAGAAACATTAGCATTAGTCAATAAAGTTAGAGAAGTAAACAACACTCTTTCAGATGGAGGAGTAACGTGTTTACGTTATTCTGAAGTGGAAGAGATGATGGATGCTTTAACGGACGTTGTAAAATTCTTTGATCTTAAACATCAAGGAGGTATCAGCGAGTGGGGAGAGAATGAAGGTGAGTATGAAAGTAAGCATTGGAGTGATTATGTAGCACCTAATGACCCAAGAGCCTACGATCCTAAAAAAGATAAGGAGAATGATGATGACTAAAATATATATTAGAAAAGTTTATGAAAATAACAAATATACTATTTCTTTTGGCATAGATGAAGATGCTAAAAATTGGAAAGCTGAAGAAAAGGAGTGGATAGAGCAAGATTTTTCTGTAGCTGACGATAGTATAGAATTACTTTGTGAACTTAAAAACAATAATTTAGGTGAAGTATTGCAAAAAATTAATGAGGAGATAAGAGGAGAATGATGATGACTAAAGAAGAATATATAGAGTTACATACGGAAAGTCTTTTAGAAGATTGGAAAGTTACTGCACAGATTGTTAAAGAAGTAGTAACCCAAGATGTAAAAGAAATGTCAGACGAAGACATGAAAGTATTAGCTAAGGAGTATGGATATGAGTAGTAGAGATATAAACACAATACCAACCACAGATAGGCACATAGTTGGGTACACAATATTAGTAGAGTGGTCAGACAATCCTAAGTCTGTACCACTTACGGAGGATATGCCTAACCATGTAGATAATGTCTTTAATGACTGGCTCAGAGAAATAGAAGAAGATGAGAATAACGATGGGGAGGTTTAGAAAAATGGCATGGTCTAAATCTATAGAACAGCAGTCGCCAGATCTATGTAAGGAGTGCGGGGAGGACACGAGCTTTGGATCTGGCAAATTTGTCAACCGCATTCCTGCAGATGATCAATACCTATGCGAGGAATGTTTAATAGAAATAGAGCAAGAATTCGAAGTCGAAAGAGATAAAGAAATGGCACAATTTAAATTAGAAAGGGAGAATGACGATGATGTATGAGTCGCAAACCAGAGTATTAATTATTTGTGAGGAAAGCATTGGCGATCATTTCTGGTACACCTATTCATGGATGATATACAAGCAAAAGAATGGATGGATGACAAGTGATGAAGGCCGTGAGGAGATGCTTAGAGAAATCTATGCAGAGGATCATGACATCGAGTATGAGGAGAATGGCAGACCTATTTCCGTAGACGGAGAATGGAAAGCTAAGATCCATCATGTTAAAATAATTAATCCGATAAACTTCGGAGCATTAATTGAGGAAGGAATATTAAACCAATGAACAGTAAAGACATAAAAGAATTAAGAAAAACATATTTTAGTAACCAACAAAAGTTTGCTGATGTCTGCGGATTTGGACAAGCCAGTGTCCAACGGTGGGAAGCAGGGACAAAAAAACCTTTAAAGAGCCACGTCGTATTGATGGAACTTTATAGAGATATACCTGCAGTCAGAGAGTATTTAACTAGGGAGGATGTAAAATGATTAGTGAAGCAGAAGAATTAGTAAAGTCTGGATTAAGACATGGATGGAAGTTTGAATTATTGTGTGAGGGCGAACACTTATGTAAAGATAATACAGACTTTAAAGATATTATGGAACACATTAGAAGTGTTGATGCCGTAGTAGAATTGCACATGCAGAAAGAAGGCGAGAAAGACGATTGGGCAAACCTTGTGATGTTTAATGAAGCGGATGAGGAGATTGTCGATTGTTATGTTGGCGGATTTATTGACGATTTTATTAATAGGGAGGTGGAGTGATGCCAGATGAATACGAAAGACTAATCGACAATACGATTGCTTGCCTAAATAGATCCGAGTCCGATTGGGCGAAGAACTATTGGGCAACTAACCTAGCTGTATTGATGCGTAAACTTAGAGAAAAAACATATACAAAAAGATGAGCAAGGTAACAAAACATACGAAAGTAAGATCCTATGACGGTGTAGAGGGCAAAAGAAGACAAGTTTGGTGTCCCAATTGCCACGCACCGTCCGTAGTGTACAATTTTACATGGCAAGAACGGGAGTGTCCAGAGTGCCATGTAATAACACCTAAAACCGATTGGGAAGTTTTAGGTTAACCAGAAGGAGAGAAAGTAATGATGAAAGTTTGTTGGACAATATTAGGAGTATCATGGTCATTGCACATTTTAATCTTTATCTACATACTAATGTGTGCAAGTATATAGTTATGAAATTTTTTAAAAAGCACAAAAAAAAGAAAGCGAGAAAGAAAATGGGATTAGAATTTTATATCTGTATAGCGCTAGGTAGTTTCCTAGTAGGCTTACTCTCTTAATATGTTGCGGGCTGACGGCTTCGATGAAGCCATTATTGGTATTGGCAATCGGTGCGGTCAGCTAGACATCCTTGCCTATGACGTAAACAAATGTATTAAGATCTTAATGGCTCAAGGGATGACGGAAGAAGAAGCTATCGATTATTTTGAGTTCAATGTAGTGGGCGCTTGGATGGGCGAAGAAACACCGATTTTTATAAGGGAAATTTATGATGACGAAAGATGAACTATTGTTTGAGTGTATGGAGCAAGCAATAAGAGAAGCCCGATCTTTTGCTAAACGCGGAGCAAAACCCGAAGACATAGCAAAAGATTTATACCCCGACAAAACGTCAAAAAGTTGGTTGATAACGGTTGCATTAATGAGTTCATGGTGGTTTAAGCTGAGGTCGGCGGATATCACAAACAACCCTGCCGAAAAAAGTATATACTTTTCTAATGTATGAATATAATTGCACATTACGGCGCGTAGTGGACGGCGACACAATTGATGTGGACGTAGATCTGGGTTTTAAGGTTACGTTAGCTAATGAAAGAATTCGTCTGCAGGGAATAAACACCCCAGAGTCACGCACCCGTAATTTAGAAGAGAAAGCTTTAGGATTACAAGCAAAAGCCCGACTTAAAGAATTACTACCGAAAAAGTTTACTATACAAACGGTAAAGCAAAAAAAAGGCAAATTTGGGAGGATATTAGCAATCCCGATAGTAGAAGGGCAAGACATTTGTGCAACACTAATAAGTGAGGGTCATGCCCGAGAATATCATGGAGGAAAAAAAGAAGTTTGGACTCCTTGGACTGTTCCTACCGCTAGAAATATTTAATGATCAATAAAAATAGCATCTAACTCATACCCCATTGCCTGGAGCAAAGATTCAATTTTATAAATAGAAGGTTCCGAAATCTTTTTTCGTTCGTAGTTTTCTATTGTGGATACCCCGACTCCTGACTCTTCCGCTAATTGCACCCGAGACATTCCCGATTTGTTGCGCAATTCTAAAAGTATATGCGCCCAATGTTCTTGTTTTTTGCGGGAGGGATCGCCCATAAAAGACTCTTCCCCCCATCCTTGTTTTTTGTTTACCGTTGTCAAAGTTAATTAGGATTAGTACGACTCACATCGAACTCTTCCAGTATACCATTAAAGGTTTCTTCTTTACCTAATATAATACCTAACGTAGTATATTGTAGCTTAGACATAAGGTAACACATTTCTTGTAAGCCCATCTCATCATCCGCTCCGCCTAGCTCTAAGGCCAAACGAAATAATAACACAACTTTATTACTATTATTAAATTTCTTTTCGCCGTTTACAAAGTCTGTAAGCTTTTCATAAAACTCATTAACTCCTTCATAAGGATTACTTTCCATATTATTTCCCCAATTTTTTTCTTAATTGTTTTACTAAAGTCGCTTTTTTTAATCGTCGGTCTAATTCTATTCCAACTTCTCTTCCTTTACGCTCTAATTCAATTTTATTCATTTGCTCCAAATCTTTTTGTGGCTCTCCTACAAAAATTCGATTCAACCATTTTATAAAACTTTCTGACATTTCTTTCTCCTTAGTTAATTAAGCCATTCTTTTAAATCTTCGCCCATTACTCGGCTGGCTATATCCATCTTATTACGTAAAGACTTAACAATTTTTTCATCAATTGTTTTTTCCGCAATAAGATCTATGTAAGTAACGTGCTGGGTTTGGCCGATGCGGTGGCACCGGTCTTCTGACTGCATACGTACTGCTAAGTCAAAACTGTTTGCAAAATACACCACCGTGTTTGCTTCGGTAAGAGTAATACCATACCCTCCTGTTTGCGGGTTCCCTATAAAAAACCGCGCGTCTCCTTTTTGAAATTGTTCGATAGCTTTAGTGCGATCCTCATCTGTCGTATCACCAAAGTAAGTTACCGTGGACAAGGGCCCGTATACCTTAGTCAGTTCAGCATGAATTCTTTTTATGTCATAACGGAAACGAGACCAGATAATAACTTTACCTGATACATCCTCCAGGCATTGCATTAACTCAGGCAAACGGTTGTCTTTTATTTCTACTATATCGCCTTCATCGGTTTTAGAATGTCCGGACAAAACCTGCTGCAGACGTAAAAGTTGCGTCATAACATTAGGTGCTGTCATAAACTCGGTATCGCTCAGATAAGACAAGGCGTATTCTTTTATCTCCATGTATATACGAGATTGATCGGGAGTCAGTTGAATATGCCGTTGGGTGTAAATCTTAGAAGGCAAATCCAAACATTCGGATTTCATGATGCGTGAAGAAAATGTTTTTAACAGTTCGGCTAAAGCTTCAAGGTTTCTATACCCTACTATTAAATTAAAAGAATGTGCACCCATCGTACGTTTTTTCATAATAGCGTAACGGTATTGGTACTGATAATAATTGTCGCCAACATCTCCTAACAAAGTAGGATCTAAAAAATTACATTGCGCCCAAAGATCCATTGGCGATTGTGTAACGGGAGAACCCGTAAGAATTCTTTTATACTTAGCGTGTCGTCCTATTTTTATAATAGCTTTAGTACGTCTAGCCTTTGGACTTTTAATAGTGGTCGATTCGTCTACGGCAAACATAGCTTTTGATTTTTTTAATACCATTTCAAGGTACCGTGTACCTTTGACAGTAGACAGCGCTTCAACATTCATTACCAATATGCGCAAAGTTTCTGATACGTTAGGCGCTAAAAAAGATTCCAATTGTTTTTTCTGTTCACGTTTAGGAGTTGATGACCACATAGCGGTGTCACGTTCAATACGATCTGGTAGATGCACAGGAATTTCTATCTGAGCCCAATTACGGTAAACGCCTTTAGGTGCAACAACTATGAACGTATCAATGTGACCTAATTCAAAAAGTATGCCGGCATTATCTATGCAGACTTTGGATTTTCCTGTACCCATTTCCATGAAGTAAGCCCAGTTCAAAGCTTTCCATGACAGCTTTAAAACATCGGCTTGATGATCAAAGGGTTTCGTCTTAAACGTATAAGACATATTTCTCACTTTCTATTAACAATTCTTATATATAAACAGAATAATTATAATAAGTCAAAAAAAATAGTTTACAATTATATTTAATTAGATTAACGTGATTAAACGTAAACAAGAAAGAGAGAACTCAATGGCAAACAAAGTATTTGTAGCACAAGAAAACCCCCGCGTAGATATAATATCTGCAACCAAATGGGGCGAATTGATTCCTTTAGCAAATTTTAATGATCAGCTTCACCTTAACACAGGGCGATTAGTTGCGCAGATTAAGCGTAAACTAAAAGGGTTTGATGATGACGATTGGCTATTGGCTATCGGGGACCCCGCTATAATAGGCGTTGCATTTGCCATTGCTAGTGATTTTAACTCTGGTAGAGTTAATATTCTAAAATGGGATAAAATAGAACGTATATATTATCCGGTAAGAATATCTATTCGAGGAGGAATCGAAGACCTTAACCTTTAACCTGAAGAGGATGTACTATAATGAGTGAAAAAAAGATCGATGTTTGGAGTGAGATTACAGCAGATGCAAATGCATTTAAGAATGTAACAACGGACGGAGGACAAGAACTAAGTCAATTAGTGAAATCAGCTTCCGATTTAATAAAAGACATCAAAGATAAAGAAGATGACCTCAAGCTTTTAAAGTCAAAAAAGCAAAGGTACGAGTATGAGTTAATTCCTGCAAAAATGGCTGAGATGGGCATAGATAAGTTAACGGTAGACGGTAACACGGTATCTTTAACTACCTTTGTTCAAGCAACCATGCCTAAAGATCCTATGGACAAAGAACGTGCTATAGGACATTTACGCGACATTGGCGCAGAAGACTTTATTAAAAACCAAGTACAGATTTCATTTGGCATTAATGAAGATAATTCCGCTCGTTCTTTGCAATCTGAGCTTGAAGACAAAGGACACGACACAACAGCGCGGACATGGGTAGAACCATCGACTTTAAAAAAGTTGGTGCGTGAACGTGTGGAAGCTAATCAACCGATTGATCTAGAATTGTTTAAAGCATATGTAGGTCAAACAGCTAAAATAAAAGGGGAAAAATAACATGGCTGATAATTTACCAGATCTAACAACAGCATTTGAGTCCGACATAGGAAGTGGTTTTGAAGAAGTAACATCTTCTGATATTCAAATTCCGTTTTTAAGAATAATCCAGGCGTTAAGTCCGCAACTAAAAAAGTCTGATGCGGGTTTTATACAAGGCGCATCTTCTGGTGATATTTTTAACACTGTTACAAAAAAGACTTGGGCAGGAGAAAAGGGTGTAGTAGTTATACCTGTTTACTTCCAACTAAAACTTTTAGAATTTATTCCGCGTTCTCAGGGTGGAGGGTTTGTGTCAGAACTGTCTCCTAACTCTGACGATGTACGTAAAGCCGTACGGGACACAGAATCAGGTCTAGAACTTTTAGAAAGTGGTAACGAATTAGTTCGTACAGCACAACATTATGTAAAGATAGTGCACTCAGATGGAAATCTAGAGAATGCTATTATTGACATGAAAAAGACACAATTAAAAAAGTCACGTCAATGGTTAAGTATAATGATGATGCAAAAGCATAACGGTAAAACTTTACCATCGTTTGCTAATATGTATAAGTTAACATCTGTTGAGGATGGTAACGATAAAGGTTCTTGGAATTCATGGTCAATAAAACATGAAGGTCAGGTTTCTACTATGGAAGCTTATCAAGATGCAAAAGCTTTGCATTCAAGCGTTAGTAGCGGAGAATTAAAGCCCGCTCTACCTACTGATACAGACGAAATTCCATTTTAGAGAGATTGCCCCCATTGTCCCATGGGGGCATCTTTATGTATTATGCAGGAAAAAGCACAAAAATTTATAGAATTGTTTGCAGGGTTTAGTAGAGCACATGGACAAACAGAAGTCATGGACTCTCAAAAAAATGGTAAACAACAAGCAAAAAGCTTTATTGTTCGGGAACCGTTAACCGTAGAGCTTGTGCAAATGCACCTAGAAGGGAAGAAAGGTGTAGGCAGTATACCCATTGATGAAAACAACCAATGTTTGTTTGGAGCATTAGACATTGACGAATATGATCTAGACTTAGTAAAATTATTTAAGAAAATCAAACAGTTAAAGCTACCGTTGACCGTGTGCCGTTCTAAATCGGGCGGGGCTCATTTATATATATTTTTAAAAGAAAAAGTTTCAGCGACAGAACTTAGGGATAGGTTGTCAGAGTTTGCTTCTGCCTTAGGTTATGGCCAATGTGAGATCTTTCCTAAGCAAGAAGAAGTAATAGTAGAACGCGGAGATGTGGGAAATTTTATAAACCTTCCATACTTTAATGCAAAGTATACTACACGTTACGCTTTAAATGTAGAGGGCGATGACATAGGGTTCGATGAGTTTTTATTTAAAGCAAACAAAAACAAAATTACATTAGAGAAATTAAGAGACTTACAGGTAGGAGTAAGTGAAAAACTTCTTCCACAAGGGCCACCATGCTTACAACAATTGACAGAGTATGGCGTTCCTGAAGGCGGACGTAATATGGTAATGCTTAACGTAGGACTATTTTATAAAATGTCTAGCCCAGAAGCATGGAAAGATTTGTTAGAGAAACATAATCAAGAGTATTGCAATCCTCCACTTCCGGCTAAAGAAATGGTAACCATACAAAACCAATTAGAAAAGAAAGAATACTTTTATACATGCAAGCAAGAACCTTTACGGTCACATTGCAATAAGTCTATGTGCCGGTCTAGAAAATTTGGTATAGGAAGTGGTCAATCGTTTCCCACCATTGGAGGATTAAGTGTTGTAGAATCGGAACCACCTGTTTGGTTTATTGATGTAGATGGCGCACGATTAGAACTAAGCACTCGGCAACTGCAGATGCAAGTAGACTTTCAAAGGGCCTGTATGGAACAAATGTATAAAATGCCTGCACGGATGAAAGACAATGAATGGAGAGAAATGATCGATGTGTTATTGGAAACAGCGACACGGATAGCTGTTCCAGAAGAGCTAACACAAAAAGGACAGTTCCAAGAACTTCTTGAAATGTTTTGCACCGCACGTTTGCAGGCTAGAAGTCCAGAAGAAATTATTACCGGGAAGCCGTGGTCCGAGGAAGACTATACATATTTCAAGCTTAGTGCTCTCCAAGAGTTTTTAAAGAGACATAATTTTACGATCTATACCCGTGGTCAGATCACAGAAAGATTAAAAGAAATGAATAATGGCGGAACAGCCGACAAGCAGTTTCGTTTTAAAGATAATAAAGATAAGTGGCAAAGTGTCCGGTGTTGGTTTATTCCTGAGATTAAAAAAGGAGATGTGGATCTTCCTGCAGTTACTTTTAAACCGGATGAGGAAACACCCTTTTGAAAATAGAGAAAACAATACTAGGCCCTCCCGGTTGTGGAAAAACCCAAACAAATTCTAATCTTATTCAAGACTATATACAAAGTGGTATAGAACCTCAGCGTATTGCTTGTGTGTCTTTTAGTAAGAAGGCGGCTAGAGAAAGTAAAGAACGTGTGTGCAAAGATTGGAATATTTCAGAAGAAGACTTACCATACTTTCGTACACTACACTCTATGGCTTTTGGGTCACTGGGTTATAAAACTACGGACGTATTACGCGGTAAAGATATGCGGGAAATAGGTCATAAGGTTGGTTTAGATTTTGCAAGCAAGTCTACGGGTAAAGATACAGAAAGTGATTTTGAATGGATAGGCAATCAAAAAGGCGACGAATATTTAAAGATCTATCAGTTGTCCAGGAGCCGTTTAAAATCGTTAGAAGAAGTTTTTCAGGAAGAAGGCAACTACAATTTAATTTATTCTGAGTTAACGCGGTTGGTAGAAGCTTATGAGAATTATAAAAAAGTTAAAGGAAAAGTAGACTTTACGGATATGATAGAAGAGTTTATAGCGCAAGACCAATGTCCAGACCTAGAAGCTTTAATAGTAGATGAAGCGCAAGACTTATCAACATTGCAATGGAAAATGATTGATACCATTAGACAATCTCCTAACATACAGATATTTACCGGTGACGATGATCAGGCAATCATGAACTTTCAAGGAGCGGACGTGCAAGCTTTTCTATCGGCTACTAAAGAGAAAGAAGTGTTAAACCAATCGTACCGTATTCCGCAATCAGTCTGGGAACAAGCGCAACAAATAGTAACACGAATAGATGATCGCGCGCCTAAAGAATGGCATCCTAAGAAAGAAAAAGGATCTATCTATTATCATAATTCTTTGGAGGAGGTTCCTATTGAATCGGGAGAGTGGACAATTTTAGCGTCTACAAATAGATTGTTAGATAAATACGCTATGCAACTGAGAGAAGAAGGTTGGATCTATAGCAGGCATGACCACCCAAGTGTACCAAGAAAATTGTATGAAGCGATACTATCTTGGGAGTCACTATGCAAGGGTCAAGAAGTAACAATCAGTCAAGTAAGAAATATATACGACCACATGAATGCTAACGAAGGATTTAAAAAAGGATTTGGAGGGCGCTCTAGAAAGTTTTTAGACCATCCGCCAGAAAGTGTGTTTCGTATGGATTATTTAAAAGATAACTTAGGTTTATTGGTTGACGGATCACAAAGATGGCATCAAGTGTTAGGTAAGGTGGGACTTAACACACAAAACTATTTGCTAAACGCTTTAAAACGTGGCGACAATGTTAAAAGTCCTAGAATAAAACTTAGCACTATTCACTCTATGAAGGGTGGAGAAAATGATAATATCCTGTTAGTATCAGATATATCGTATGCGGCTTCTAAAGAAATGATTACAAGGCCCTCTACTTTACACCGCATGTTTTATGTAGGAGTAACGCGTACAAAAGAAAATTTGCATATTATGCAACCAGAAACAGAAAGGTACTATAACCTATGAGACCTAAAGAAACTTTATTAAAAGCCGCTGAGTTAGTAGGAGGTAAAAGAGCTGAACAACATGGAGACTATCGATTGCTTCATGTTAGGATAGCCGGACTATGGTCTTCTTACTTGGGAACAAAAATATCTCCTAAACAAGTAGCTTTTTGTATGACGTTGCTTAAAGTAGCAAGAGATGAACAGGGTGTTTTTAATCCTGATGATGGAGCCGATGCTACAGCCTACACAGGGATTTGGGCGGCTTTAGCGGCAGATTACGGAAATGACGATGTATGAGCAAGATTTATTTAATGAACCTACGTGGACTCCTCCAAGTATTCTTCCTGATCTATCTCAAGAAAAAATTATAGCTATTGATGTAGAAACTTCTGATCCAAATCTTTTAACATTAGGCCCAGGATGGGCAAGGAACGATGGTCGGTTGATTGGGATTGCTGTTGCGTCTTCCAATTGGAAAGCGTATTTGCCTTTTGGTCATGAGGGCGGTGGTAATATGTCAAAGAAAATGATAATTACTTGGCTACAAGATCAACTTAAACACGGCATGTCTGTAGTCTTTCATAACGCGCAATATGATTTAGGATGGTTACGAACTGTAGGAATAGAAGTAAAAGGCAAAGTCCTTGACACAATGATTGCCGCGCCTTTGTTGGATGAAAACCGATATTCTTATTCTCTTAATGCTTTAGGTTCTACCTATCTAGGAGAAAAGAAAAAAGAAGATGAGCTTCGTATGGCGGCTAGTCAACATGGAGTAGATGCTAAAAAAGAAATGTGGAAGTTACCGGCTTCTAGAGTAGCAGGCTATGCAGAGACAGATGCTCGTCTAACATTAGATTTATGGCATGTATTACGTAATAAGTTGGCGGCAGAAAAATGCGGAAACATATTAGAAATGGAATTAAACCTGCTTCCTATTATTTTTGAGATGCGATCAAAAGGTGTGCGCGTGGATTTAGAGAAAGCCTCTAAGACAAAAAAGTATCTTCAAACAAAAGAAGACACATTATTGTTAGAAGTAAAAAAAGAAACGGGTATAGACATTGAACCGTGGACAGCAACTTCTTTAGCGTCCGCTTTTGATAAGTTAAACTTGACATACGAAAGAACGGAGAAATCTGGTGCTCCAAGCTTTACTAAACACTTTTTAAAAAACCATAAACATCCTGTAGCAAAAAAGATTTTAGAGATACGGGAATACAATAAAGCCAACACAACTTTTGTAGACACTATTATGCACCATCAATACAAAGGGCGTATCCACTGTGAGTTCAATCAATTACGATCTGGAGATGGAGGCACGGTTACCGGTAGATTTTCATCTAGTCATCCTAACTTACAACAAGTTCCTGCTAGACATCCTGAAATAAAAGAATTGATTAGAGGATTGTTTATACCAGAAGAAGGATGCAAGTGGGCTAGTTTTGACTACAGTGCTCAAGAGCCTAGATGGTTGATGCACTACGCTTCGCTAACTCCAGAGACTAAAGATAATCCGCGTGTTCAAGAGATTGTTGAGTCTTATCAAAGCGATGACTTAGACTTTCACCAAATGGTAGCGGACATTGCAGGTGTTGAAAGAAGTTTAGCTAAGACTATTAATCTTGGTATTATGTATGGCATGGGCATAGGAAAGTTAGCTTCTATACTTGGAGATATTTCTTTTGACGAAGCTAAGAGTTTGCGTAATGATTACGACGAAAAAGTTCCGTTTATTAAAGAAATGGCCGGAGCGGTAATGGCCGTAGCTACACGTAAAGGAGAGATCCGTACATTGATGGGCCGGAAATGCCGGTTTCCTATGCGGGAGCCTAAAGGTTTTGGCGGTTACAAAAAAGTTATTCATATGGACAAACTTGAGGAAGAGTGGGAAAATATTCAAAACACTCCTTTAGATGACAGAGAGAAAGATTGGCGCAAAAAAAATCCTATTAACTATCAGGTAGCTTTTACGTATAAGGCTCTTAATCGTTTAATCCAGGCATCCTCTGCTGACCAAACTAAAAGGGCTATGTTAGATTGTTTTAATCGAGGGTATTTACCTATGCTTACTGTGCACGATGAATTGTGCTTTTCTGTTAGGCATGACGAAAACATTAAAGAAATTAAACAAACGATGGAAAATTGTTTCCCGGAATTAAAAGTTCCTTCTCGTATTGATGTAGGAGTGGGAAAAGATTGGGGTAACGCTAAATAAAAGAGCGCGGGGGCGCCGCGCTCCAACTAAGGTAGTTTTAGTATAAACACAATGTTTATTATTGTCCAGCTAATGGATTGTTTAAAGCTCTGGTCAACATTTCTCGGAGCCTAGTTTCCAGGTCTTTTAATTTGACATCTATAACTTCGTTACGTCTAACAGCATCGGATTCTATAGCCGTACGCTTACCGTCAAAACGATCCTCAGCATGTTGGATTAACGTCTTTATTTCATTCTCTGCCGTTCTTACTGCACCTCTTGTTTCTTGGTCCGAGGCTCTTGATCTCTTGTCAACCGCACTTATTTGATCTTGCACTTCGTTAAAATCTTTGCGTAACTCATTACGAATATCCCTAGCATCACCTTGAGCCGCTGTTATTAATGCCATAGCAGTAGATATTTCTGACTGTAAGATTTGTTCCATATTGGTAATTTTAGTTTCTAATGTATTGTCCATTGTATTTATTTTAGTTGTTAATAATGTCTCTAAGTTAGTAAGTTTTTCTTCTACAAGGTTTAATCTATTATCTATGCCACTTAAATCTGGAGCGATATAAGAATTTATTTTAGCTCGCATGTCAATATAATCTTTATAAACTTCAAATGTTCCGTAGGCTCCTCCAACAAGTGTGCTTAGGGCAATTAAAATTCCAACTAATCGACCGCCTTTAAACTTTACTCCTGCAAATTCTAACTCACTCATACTGGGCTCCTAGCATCTGCTCGAATACTAAGCTATCTCGAACTCCAAAGTAATTACCTAATGGGTCTTGTAACATAGTTTCTGCATATATTTCTTTTGATTCATACCAAGTAGGTTGCACTTGTGTGGGTACTTGTTGATATGTTGTAATGTCTGCGCCTAAAGCATTAACCAAAGCTAATGTAGTTAATTGTGCTACAGCATCATACTGAGAATCAAACCCTGCCATTATTTCTTTGGCTTTCTCTTGTTTAGCTTCTTGTTTCTTAGTTGGCTTGTCCGCAACCTTTACTTCTTTAACCTCTTCCTTCTTAGGTTCTTCCTTTGCAACTTCCTTCGGTTCTGGTTTAGATTCTTTTTTAACATCTTCTTTGACCTCTTCTTTTATTTCTTCTACTACCTCTTCCTTTGCTTCTGGCTCTATAGTAGGTTCATTGTCCTCAACAACAGCTACTTCTGTTTCTTGGGCCTCTACAGGCTCTTTAACCTCCTCTACAGTAGGTTCTTCTGTAGTATTCTCTACAATTACAGTTTCTGTTTCTACTTCTGGCTCTGGCTGCGGAGTTTCTATTGCTTCTACTGGCTCTTGTATATCTGGAACAGACATGACAGCTTGAATATCTTCTACTACTGTTTCCATAGTTACAAGTTCAGGTTCAAAAGAATTTGTTTCAACAATAGGAGCATATTCTACTGTTTGTTCAAACACAACTGTTTCTGTAGGCATTACTTCTATAATAGCAATTTCTGGTAGACCAACATCATAGTTATCCATCTCTTCATAAGAAGGCTCTGGTGTTGTATCTTCATAATCATAAGTATCATTAGATGTTACTGTTTCATTTAACATAACTTGTGTTTCTATATACTGTAAGTAAGTTGTAACAACTGTAGAGATAACATTGTACTGCACATCTAACTGAACATTATCAAAATAATAATTGTTTTTGCCACCTACAGATACAAACAGTTTATCTAAGCCACCAGAATAATCATAATTACCTGCGTAATCTGTAGTGCCAGACGCTAAATCCGTTTTATCTGTCCATAACAACACATTATTATTATATCCTTTTAGCTCAAAATATAGCTCTGTATTGTTTTGTGAGTGCCAAGCATCTAAACTCCAGTTTAAAGCACCACCATCTTCTATATGAAATTGGGCTATATTTATGTTTTGTTGAAAAGTGGTTAACGTACTAGACGTTCCTTTAGCACATTTACCTGTTCCTCCTACTTGAGAAGGACAAGTAACCATACTAGCGGTTCCGATTCCCCCCCAATCCAGATCCATATCTCCCTCGTACCTAGTGGTTACGACACCTGTATCACCGTCTAATATATCGCCGGTTGTTTTGTTTTCAATAGTAACTGTTGTTTCTGTAACCTCTTGCACATCTCCGCCTTGCTCTTCAATTACAGAGGTTGTTGTAGTGCCTGGATCTTGCATTTGTCCCCATGTATCAAAGGAGAAGGAGCAAGAACAACAAACCACCAATACCAAGACCAGTAGCTTCTTCATCTGTTATTATCTCCTTATCTACAACGTTATCTTTTTTCCATTGTTCATAGTCAGGTCTTTTCTCTGGGTTTTCAGCCCATGCTGTTGCGGCCTCAAGCCCTATTTTTCCCATATATGGACACGGAGTTCCCGCCATTTCCATCGCTTGAAACACCCTTTCGTCCTGACATAACATAGCTACTGCTCCAACTTTCATGCCCATTCTAAACAATCTGGTTGACAATTTCATGCGTTCACAGTTTAAATCTCTAATAGCGGTACCACCAGCAAGTCCAAATATTTGTGTTTGAATTGCTCCAGAGGCTGCAAAACTACAAACATCTTGATTATTAATAACAACGCTTGGAGCGGATGCTGTGCTAGGAGTACGGTCAACTGTGGTAGTGCCTGATACCGTGGACGAAGTTGAACTAACAGTATTACTTTGAGCTTTTGCTACGCTACACCAAGTAAGCAGGCTTAAAAAAAACACTACAAAAAGTATTGCCCATAACTTTGCTTCCATTAGTCAATCCAAACGCCATATTCCATTAATTTAGCTAACCGTTCGCTGCGAGACTTTACTTGCCCGGCCCAAGCACTTGAAAGCATTTGATTAGCGGCTTCTTCCCAGTTTTCTTCTTTTAAAGCTTGAAACATTTTAGGCCACTTGTTTGGGTTAAATCGTGTTAATCCCATATTAAAGAGCATATCTAATAACACGGCCTGGCGTGTACTATCTAATTCTCCGTAAATATCCCAGGATTTAGCTTCTTGTTCTATACGATCTATATCTGCATGTAACATGAACCGTGCTTCTTCTTCCGATATTCCTAAACCATCGCCTGCAACGTTTCGACCAACGCCAATGGTCGGGTGTCCTTGCATCACGTCGCCTTTACATATGTCATCGCCTGTCGCATCATCGTACACTTTTAACTTCATACCTTCATGAAGAATTAACATATTAGCAAGTTTGGTACGATCTATTGGCATTAGTTACGTAATCCTAAAAGTTTTTCTTCTTCGACTTGTCTTAAAACGTCGCCTCCACGTCTAGATAAGATGGGAGGAGCCTCTGTAGGCTCTACAAGCATAGATTCTTGAAGAATTGTTTCTGAAGGAACGTTAACTTGAGGGTTACCTTCAGTATTAATATTGTTTTCTACTTGTGCTACTACTTGACGTGTTTTATCTTCTGCATATCCAGCTGCAATTGTTTGTTGCTGTAAGGCACCTTGCCTCATAATAGTGTTAATAATATTTCGAACCTCTAAAGGAATTGTCTCTTGAGAGACTTGAGATAGTAACCATTTATTATCACCTACATCCACACCTAATTCTTTAGCTGTGTTATATATTCTTGCGTTTGTGCGGGGATTAGTTAAAAATCTTAAAACTGCTCTGCTACGTAATATCCTAGGAAAAGTATACATAAACGCGGCAGAAGTTGCAAAAGCTACTGGCCCTGCAAGAAAAGCAACACCTGCTCCCATAATATAACCTGCTGCAGCTAATCCTGCCTTACCATTATAAGATTTAGTAGTCCCTAACATTGATTGTTTACCAAACGCTTCTAATTGCTGTACAAAAGTTTTTCCTAAAGCTTCGTTACCTTCACCAAAAATTTCAATATAAGCTCTTTCATTATTTTTAATTTGTTTTGTTAAATTAGCTCCAAATTTTCCTAAATCTACAGTTGATGTGTTGAGTCCGTCAGGAAAAGTATCTTTCATTAGGTTTTCTAATACACTAGCTTTTACACCTTGAGGCCCGTTCATAACTTGCTCAAAAGTAGGTTTAGCCACATCGTCCGGTAAAGAATTCCAAGCATTTTTAAACTCTTTAAAACTTGAAGGATTTTTTATAAAACCTTTTGTTAAGTCATCAATATTTGTAATTGATCCTGTAGCCATAGCTTTAGTTATGGCATTTGCTCCTATTTGTTCTACATTTGCAATGTCTTTTTGCAATGTTTCTACTAATTCTTTAGCTGTTAAATTATTAATATTACGAGCATTTAACTCTCTTAAAGCAGTTTTATCAGATAGTAAAAAAGCATCATCCTGTAAACTTTTTAAAGCTTTAAGGGTATCTTTTTTAAATAAAGTGTTTTGCATTTGAGGACCAAGTTTATTAAATGCATCAAAAAATCCTACAGCATTAAAAGTGTTTTTACTACTTGTTGCAGATAAAGTGTTTTGTACCCATTGGTTAGCAAGGTTTGATACAAAACTTTCTTTTAACAAAGGTTCGCGAGTATTCTGTTGAATCATGGTTTCTAACATTGCGGCTTTGTTATTAGTTATGTTTATAAAAGCAGTGTCATCTTTTCTTCCTTGTTTAACCGCTTCAAGTGCATATTTTTCAAAAGGTTGAATAAGTTTTTTATCTATGCCAGATCCTTTTAAAAGACTATTAAAACCAACCGTGTCTCCTACCTCAGCTAAAGACTTTAAATCTTGTAATACATTTTTACTTAAATTACGAACTGCACTTGTTCCCACATCATCGGCAAAAGTAAGTGCGTTTAAAAATTGTTTTAGATATAAAGGTTCATCGACTCTTATAAGAAGATCTGCTACTTTTTTCATGTCCATTGTTCCGCCGGCGGCAATGTCAGCTTTTAAACTTTCTATTTCCGGTTTAAGAAACACTTTAGCTCCATCAGCATAATATTTATTTGCGTCACGCAACATTTGAAAACCAGCTTGTTGCTCATCAATAGCTTGATTAGTTACTCCAGCAGCACGTCTTGCGCCGCCTCTAGAAGTTAATGTTTTCAATCCTTCTGTTTCTGCGCGACCTAATATATTTGTTATCTCATCAGTAAACTCTTTTAAGAGAGGACCTGTGTTAGAAGAAATTTCTCTTACTGCTTCAGTACTCTTTAACATCTGTAGGTTTTGACGTAACTCATTAAGTTCCCCATAAGTTAGCTTTTTTTTAGGACCAAGACTCTTTAATTCTGCAGTTAAAGATTTTCTTTTGGCAGCATTTTCTTCGGAAGGTCTTCCAACCATTCTTAATCCGGCTAATTGCGTTGTTACATCATCTATTTTTGTATTCTTTGCAAGAATAGCCTTTAAAGATAGCATAGTTTCCGAACCCATTACAGGGTTTTGAGCTTCTTTAAATAATTGAGAATCTAATTTGTTAATTATGGCTGTAAAAGATTCTAATGGAAAAGATATACCATCTAATCTTGTAGAAGCATTGTTAAATAAATCTCCTCCCCTAGATCGCCATAATCTTTCTACTTGAGACAGTTTTTTTAATAAAACCTCGGCTTCTCCAGTTGAAAACTTTGCGTTTGCGTTGGCATATTTTTTAATAACATCCGAAACTAAATCTACTTCTTTTGATATTACTTTTTGTAATTCTTTATTAGCTAAATCAGTTGCTTTATTAGGGTCCTTCATTATTGTTTTAAGCTGGTTAGCTACATCAGCCATTCTATTATCAATGCCTTCTTTTAATTCTGTTTCGGTAATTCTTCCTTGTTTAAATTGATTTACTAATTTTTGAACATATTCTGTGTTTTGACGAAGAGCGGCTTTATTAGGAAAAATAGCTTCCATAATAGCCAAAGATCTATCTAAAAATATTTTTCCTGTAGCGTCGCCTATAGTAGGACGGGCTCCGTCAGTACCAGCTGGCCCTACAGCTTTATTTATTATAGCGCGGTTTTCTTCTATAGCTATTTTTACAGCGTCTCTTTTGTCTAATTTAATTCCTTTTTTCTCTGCTTCTTCTAGTAAACTTTTTACACGATTTGGCTCATACCCTGGGCCAGGGCCCTTAATTAAACGCCCTAAAAAACTAAACACAGGACGCAAAATAAGTTCTCCTGCTCCCATTATTACACCTTCTTTAAGCATGTCTTTAACTACGGAATCATCTTTAATAAATCCTCCTTCACCGGGAAGCCATTTTTGATCTTGTACGCCTTGAATATCTTCCTGTAATTCATCAACGCCTTTGCCTAATAAAGCCGCTGTACCAATTGCAGTTGCCGCTACCGGTAAACTCAATCCGGCTGTAAAAGGAGCGACTGCCATAGCAGCTACTAATGGTCCACGAACCTCTGCTCCAAAGGTAACTAAATCCCAATGAGAGTACCCTGGTTTATTAGCGCGTATAGTTCCAGAAGCAGGCAGGTTATATTTCTCTTTAATTTCTTCTGTTACGTTGTCTAAGTTAACACCATAATCTTCGGGCCCAAACTCCATAGCACTGCCTTCGCCAAAAGTTTCTTCAATAACGCGTGTTTTTCCTACACGGTTATCGGCTTTACCAAATCTCCAACGAAAGCCCCAAGACTCAACTTCTCCGGGGTTTGTAGGACCACGAACCTCTTCTTCTTGAACAGAAACCTCTTCTTGAGGGTAAAATTGTTGTTGCGCTAGTTTAAGTTCTTCAGTTGTTGGTTCATCTCCTGCGATTACAAGAGTTTCAAAACCTCCAGGAGTTTCAATTTGGATTTCTCCCATTATTTAAGTCTCCATTTTCCATCCGCACTTTTTACATATCCTGTGGTTCTTATTTTTTTATTTACTTCTCGCAATGTAGCAGCATAATTTCCTACATAATTAGGGTTAGGTA